GGGAATGCTTGATGACGGGATCGAACCGCCGACACCCAGAATGTAACTCTGGTGTTCTACCTCTGAACTAATCAAGCAAAGCTCCCCCACTTGGACTCGAACCAAGAACCGCTCGATTAACAGTCGAGAGCTCTACCATTGAGCTATAGAGGATTGTTTTTTTGTTCCTTCTTTAGTTTGAAATACAGTTTATGATACTTATCACACATTTTTCTGAGAACATCTCTGTCTTCGTCAAAACCAAGTTTCTTAGTGTGTTGATAAGAACCTTCTAACTCTGATATAAGTAGAAGAATTTCAACTGGTTTCATGTTCCTAAAAAAGGAAAGCGGAGTATCGGAATCGAACCGACGACATCTAACTTGGAAGGATAGCGTTCTACCGCTGAACTAACTCCGCGAGGCGTCTCAGGTAGGACTCGAACCTACGGCTGACTGCTTAGAAGGCAGTTGCTCTAATCCACTGAGCTACTGAGACAAAAGAGAAGACTCAAATCTCTGATTCAGAACCCCGAGTTGTGTCTTCAAGTACAATGTAGTCCATTCCATCCATTTTGTCAAGATCGAACCACTCGTACCATTCATCCATCATTGCAAGTCTATCATAAATTTGATCAACAGATTCATTTTGTGCCATTTCTTCAATATGAGTAATAGCCCAGTTACGAGCCTGCATTACTACGTCCGTCGTTTCCATAGTAGTCTTTTCGGAAGTATCTGCTGAGGATGTTACTATTGTAGAACTTTGGAACTCCGTTGTCAAGGGATTCTGTGAGGACTCCGTTGACGAAGAGTTGTCTGGTTTCTTCAAAATTAGTTTTGCCCTTCGTGTTATGAACGCTGATAATAGTTCTGCTAAAATTTTGCTTACCGAATTTGTCAATGTCTTCTTTAAGTTCCGGACAAGAACCATAATATTTTTTCCAGTCAGATTCAGATTTTACTTTTCGTTTTTTACCTCTTGGAGTTCTAAACTGCCAGAAGTATTTTCTACCGATGTACTGTCGATTATTTTGTAAATTTGTAATGAGGTAGACAAAACCGAACTTATCGCCAATATTCTCAGATAAAAAAGGTTGTCCTTCAAAAATCCAGGGATTTTCATAATCAACCATTACAAATTTATTTCAATTTCGATTATTTATATCTTCCAAATAAGATCACAATAATCTTGAATTGATCGATCTGATGAGAAGAATCCAGATCTAGCGATATTTATCAATGACTTACGACTCCATTCTTCACGATTGCCCCAGGTAGTATCAACTACACTTTGGGCACGATTATAATCCTCAAAATCGGCACATACACAGAATGGATCACTATTGAGAATATTATCAATTAGTGGTTTAAATACTTCTCTATCCCCGCCACTAAAGTGTCCAGATTTTACAAGTTGAATCGCTTCAAATAATTTGGGACTCATGAAATGTTTTGGATTGTATCCATTACTCCATAGTTCACCAATCTGCTCCTCAGTATTACCGAAGAGGAAAAAGTTCTCTTCACCTACCAAATCACGAATCTCAACGTTTGCACCGTCAAGTGTACCAATAGTCAAAGCACCATTCATCTGGAACTTCATATTACCAGTGCCAGATGCTTCCTTACCTGCTGTAGAAATCTGTTCCGACAAATCCGCAGCAGGATATACCTTCTCGCCAAGTTTGACGCTGTAATTAGGAAGGAAGATAACTTTTAGTTTTCCATCCATATCAGGATCACTATTGATAGTCTCAGCAATAGAACATATGAATCGAATGATAAGTTTTGCCATCCAATAACCCGGAGCAGCCTTACCCCCAAAGATTACTGTACGAGGGACAACGTAATCGTCTTTATGATTTTTGATATACACATACCTAGAAACCACCCATAAAGCAAGAAGATGCTGGCGTTTGTATTCATGAATCCTCTTTACTTGAACGTCAAACATACTTGACGGATCAACAGAAACACCAAGAGTCTTCTGTATATATCGAGACAGTTTATGTTTTCCTAAAGTTTTGGTATTTGCAATCTGTTCGAGTAAGTTGGAATCATCAAGTCCATTTTCAAGTACTTGAAGTTTACTCATATCAGATATCCAATCAGAACCAATGTAATCAGTAATAACTTGACTTAATGCGGTGTTAGAACTTGCCAACCACCTTCTGGGAGTTACACCATTGGTAACATTAGTAAACTTATGAGGCCAGAGTTCATAGAACTCTGGCATAAGATTTTTAGTGATAAGATCAGAGTGAAGCGCAGCAACACCATTTACATGATGAGATCCAACCGTTGCAAGGTTTGCCATACGAACAGATCTATTTCCATCCTCATCAATAATAGAAAGTTTCCTGAGGATTTTATCATCGCCAGGATACTTCATCCTAACAACCTGTAAGAATCTATGATTAATGTCATAGATGATCTCAAGGTGTCTAGGAAGTAAATCCCCAAACATCTCCAGATCCCACTTCTCAAGTGCTTCTGGAAGGAGAGTATGATTGGTATATGCAATTGACTTGGTTGTAATATCCCATGCGAGATCCCAATCAATTCTATTATCATCAACGAGAAGTCTCATCAACTCAGCAACAGCTACTGCTGGATGAGTGTCATTTAGTTGGACTTGATAATGTTTATGAAAATCTTCTAAAGAAATATCATTTTCTTTAAGCGTTCTGATCATGTCTTGGAGAGAAGCACTAACAAAGAAAAACTGTTGCTTCAGTCTCAGTCTCTTTCCTTGACAGGTTCCATCATTTGGATAAAGAACTTTAGAAATAGTCTCAGTAAAGACACACTTCTCTACCGAACCCAGATAGTCTCCTTGATTAAAAGCATCAAAATCAAATACATCGCAAGCATCTGCTCTCCAGAGTCTTAATTTGTTGCACCCCTCAACATCATATCCAACCTGAAGAACATCATAAGGAACCGCAAAGACGTACTCCTCAGGCACCCAGCGTACTCTCTTAATATTATCCCCATTGTTTGAGGTGTAATGCTCAACTTTACCACCAAAACCAACCTTTACAGATTGATCTGGATAACTGACTTCCCAAGGCCAATCACCATGCAACCAGTTATCAGTGACTTCTACCTGCTGATTATTGTGTATGCTCTGCTTGAAAATACCAAACTTGTATCTAATACCATATCCCGTTGCAGGAACCTTCAGAGTGGACAGAGACTCCATATAACAAGCAGCGAGTCTACCCAATCCACCATTACCCAATCCAGGTTCTTCTGCTTGTTCTAAAATCTCATCAAGAGAATATCCATACTCTTTTACAGACTCTGCCGCAACCTCTTTCAATCCAAGATTGAGTAAATTATTTGCTAGTTGTGGCCCTATCAAAAACTCTGCTGATAGATATGCGACTGTTTTATTTGGTTTAGGATTATTATGATAAGATGTCATCATCCTATCCCTAATGGCATAACACAATGCCATATACACATCATGAACCGTTTCGGTTTTTGGTTTCTTACCTAAGGTGAATGTAAGATGATCACCAATTGCCGAACTAATATCAACAGTACTAATTTTATGCATAATATTATGCGATGTGTTTACTATTTAAGCACAAAAAAAGAGTCCGTCAACTAAGTTGAGGACTCTGTTTTGTTTTCCTAACTCAAAGTTGGAATCCAGAAAAAGTATCTTTCTTGACATCCTGCTTGATACCGCCTACAACATAAGACTCTACTTCTGTCTCTTGAGGAGCAACCTGAAGTCCTTTAGAAGAGATCCAATGTTGAGTCCATGGCAGAGGATTGTTCTTGGCAGCAATATCATACTGAGGAGTCAGTCCAATAGATTTGAGACGACGATTTGCAATCCATTCAACATACTGCTGAAGAAGTTTGTCATTCAGTCCGATCATTGAACCATCTTTGAACAAATAATCTGCCCAACGCTTTTCTTCATTAACAGCACGATCAAACATCTTATAAGTCCACTCTTCTTCTTCCTTCATGATTTGCTTCATTTCAGGATCATCACCTTGTTTCCACTTATTAAGAATGTTTTGTGTGATTGCAAGATGCTGGTTCTCATCTCTGGCGATAAGCGAGATAATCTTAGCGGATCCTTCCATAAGTTTAAGTTCGCCAAATGCAAAGCTGCAAGCGAAACTAACATAGAATCGAATACCCTCTAAGATGTTGACGTTTGCAACTGCTCTATAAAGTTTACGCTTAATGTCATTAATCTCCCATTGTGCTGTGGGAGAATCTCTAAACTCTTTGCTCCACATCTTACTGGTTCCCCAGTTCTGAGCACCATTGATGAAATCATCATATGCTTCTGTAACGCTGCTAGCACGCTCTAGAATACGCTGATCAGTAACGATCTTATCGAATACCTCTGAAGGATCCGAATAAACGTTCTTGATGATGTAAGTGTAAGAACGACTATGGATCATCTCCATGAATCCCCAGACTTCCATACATGCTTCCAATTCAGGAAGAGAGCAGTAAGGAATGAATGCCATTCCAGGGCCTCTACCTTGAATAGAATCTAACATAATCTGATACTTCAGGTTAGAAGTATAGATATGTTTTTGTTCTGGACGAAGAGTTTGATAATCTCCACGATCTTTTTGCAGAGATACTTCTTCGGGACGCCAAAAGTATCCAAGTTGTTGAGTAGTCAGTTTATCGAAAACTGGATACTTATAAGAGTCATACCTCTGGACTCCCAGGGGTTTTCCAAAAAACATGGGTTGCTTTTTGGTATCTACTTGTTCTGTATTGAAAACAGTCATCCCTTTGACTTCTGTTTTCTTATCTTCTATTGATGAAACCTTAAACTGCACAGGATTCACACTCTCCCTCCTCGGCTTGTTCTAATTCTTCTAACAGGTTATTCAGTTTTTCTTTGTCTTCCTCTACTTCATCAGACTTTAGATCATTTGTGTTCTGGTAATAAGAGGTTTTCCAACCGTACTTATATGTAGTCAAAAAGTCTTGTGCCATGACGGACACTGGGACTTCATTATCATCATAATGCTCTGGATTGTAACTCCAGTTACCAGAAATTGCTTGATCAAAGAACTTTTGCATTACTGCGACAACATTGATGTAACCTTTGTTATTAGGCATATCCCAGAGCAAAGTATAATTGTTCTTCAGTGAGTTATACTGCGGAACAATCTGTTTAAGAGGCCCTTTCTTTGATTTTTTAACGGACAAGTAGTCGCGAGGTGGTTCGATTCCATTGGTGGCATTTGACACAACGGAACTGCTCTCCGATGGCATCTGTGCGGACAACGTACTGTGCCGTAATCCAAATTCGTTGATAGATGCCCTAAGAGATTCCCAATCATGCTGGAGTTGTTGAGAAGAAATTTCGTCTACGTCCTTTTTGTATGTATCAATGGGAAGAATTCCATCGGCGTACTTAGTGCGTCCAAAGTATTCACAATGTCCCTTCTCTTTAGCAATTTGATTAGAGGACTTCAAAAGGTAATACTGAAAGGACTCAGAGAGTCCGTGAACAGCGTCCCATGCCTCTTGATCGCCATACTTGTATCCAAGTTTTGCCAAATAATGTGCTAAACCGATGAAACCGATACCAAGTGATCTACGTGCCCTTGTAGCGATTTCTGCTGCCCTTACAGGATACTTCTGATAGTCAATGAGTTCTTCTAGTCCGCGTACAGAAAGATCACAAAGGTTTTCTAGTTCTTCATCAGACTTGACTTTACCAACATTGATAGCGGAAAGAATACAAAGTGCAATCTCACCATACTCATCATCAATATGATTCAGAGGATATGTCGGGAGAGTAATCTCCTGACATAGATTACTCATTTCTACTTTGTCTTTGAAGGATGAGTGAGAGTTACAATGATCGATGTTCATAATATAAACACGTCCAGTCTCTGCACGTTCTTTCAGTAGATCAAGAATCAGTTTCTGAGCACCGATAGTCTTTCTTGGAATAGACTGATCTGATTCATAGTCCACATAGCGAGCGTCAAATGAATCAGTACCAAAAGCATCATACAAACCTGGTACGTCATGCGGTGAGAATAAGCTAATTTCTCCATCTCGGATGAAACGCTCATAGAAAAGTTTTGAAATCTGGATGGAGTAGTCAAGTTTCCTTACGCGATTGTCCTCTGTACCCTTGTTGTTCTTAAGGACAATTATGTCTTCGATCTCTTGGTGCCAGATTGGGAAGTGGACAGTCGCTGAGCCACCTCGTATTCCATTTTGTGTACAACACCGGACAGTCGATTCAAACTTTTTAAGGAATGGTACAACACCTGTGTGTTGAACTTCTCCGCCTCGGATTTTACTGTTGATGCCACGGATTCGGCCTGCGTTGATACCGATGCCCGCCCTTTGTGCAACATATCTGCCGATAGCCATATCAGAAGTAAAGATGCTATCGAGGGTGTCATCAACATCAACAAGAACACAGCTAGCAAATTGTCGAAGTGGAGTTCGCACTCCTGCCATGATAGGTGTGGGAATGTTGATTTTGTGTTTGCTGATTGCGTCGTAGTATCGTTTGACATAAGTCATCCTGGTTTCTTTGGGATACTCTGCAAAAATAGTCAGAGCAATCATGATATACATGAACTGAGGAGTCTCGTACACTCCACCAGTGCTGCGATCTTGAACCAGATACTTATCTGCTACTTGACGCAACCCAGCATAAGTGAAGAGAAAGTCACGATGATGATCGATATAAGAATTTGCTTTCGCAATCTCCTCCTTAGAGTATTTAAGAAAAATCTCTTTGTCATACACCTCAATATTTGTGCAACTCATGATATGAGTTTCTAAATTAGGTAGTTCACGCATCTTTCCATATAATTGCTTCCTAAGTGAGAATAGAAGCAGTCTAGCAGCGACGAATTGATAGTTGGGATGTTCTAGATCAATCAGATCGCTTGCCGCCTTAATCAGAATTTCTTGAATCTCTGCTGTTGTGATGCCATCATAAAACTGAATACCAGACTTCATCTCAACTTGACTAGCGGAAACACCTGCAAGTCCCGTGGTTGCTTCATCAACCATCAGATGCATTTTATCTAAATCAAGAGACTCGATTCTACCGTCTCGCTTTTTAACCTTGATACCGTTACTCATACTTTCTTCCAGGTGTTAAATTTAAGTTTTGCTTCCAAACCACTGTATGTGTTACATTCTACAATCTTCTGAACATCATGTCCAGCGATCACCATATCATTAATGTCCTTTTCATCTATAGATGATGGAAAGATAACTACCGACTCTCCTCTATCTATTGTACGACTGATTCTATTGACGATTTCTCGGTTACGTGGTTCGTTATCATAGATCCAAACAGGATTGCTGATCCCCCACTTACCAACATCACCGTCAGCACCACACATTGCAATTGCGTTACTAAGGAAAGTTGAGTCAAATGGGCCCTCAGTAACGTAAACTGGTTCAGATTTTTCAACATCATCAAGTCCATAAATTTTTGGCGCATTGTCATCAAACATCACAGTGATATATTTAACAGGGTTAGGATCTATAGATCTACCCTGCAATCCGATCAGATTTTTCTCATAGTAGATCGGAATGATTATTCTCTCTTCATCATAGCGGGTATCATCAAAGGTTGGTTTGATCGTGTTAACAAACTTCTTGAACTTCTTTGTATAATAAAACTTTGATGGATCTAATTTCCTTGCAGTCAGATATCCATCAGATCGAGGATTCTCAAAAGCTTTAGGAATACTCAAACTCTTCTTGAACTTAGGTGCTTCAAACTTAAAGTCTGGTTCTTCAACAACAAAGTTTCTACCAGTATGCCCTTCTTTGAATTTCTCTAATGAGTATTGCTTATGAGTCGGAGCATCCACATGCTTCAGAAAGTTACTGAAGGACATTGAAGCACCACAATTATGACACTTAAAGTTTGTATTAGTCTTTACGGAATAAATGTAACCCCGTGTTTTATTTTTGTTCTTCTTCGAGTCGCCACAAATGGGACAACGAAAGTTGTAGAGATTTGATTTAACTCTCTTGAATTTTCCTAAGCGAGGGGAAATAATCCCAATATACTTAGAATCAATGTGATCCATTCACGAAAGCGACTACTGGTGCTACTATAGCACTTTCAGTAGAGGATATCAAGGGTTTAACAAGTTTTAATGCTTGAGGATTGGTAAATGCAACCACTAGTCCAAGTGATCCAATGGCGATCCAAAGTTTTCTTTCGAGTAGAGATAATCTTGTAGTGACACCGTCATGATCGCTGTCCATTTTATCACGGAGTTTGTCGATTTTATCAAAGAGTACTGTATCGATTTGCTCTTGCTTTGAGATTCTTTCTTCATGGACGGCAAGCATCCTAGACACATTATTATTTACCTCTGCAATTTTTTCAATCGCAGAATCTAACTTTGTGACAAGTGACTCAAAGTTCTGAAGTTTTTCTTCTAAAACTGCAACCTTTATTAGCTCAGCCATTTTGACGCCAAGTTCTGCGAGTACCGTATCTACCTACAGGTGTTGGTTTTCTTTTTTTCTTCTTCAGGTAAACTGGAGGATCTTCTCCAGGTACAGCACCAGCAATCTTTCCATCACCAACATTATTAGTAGGAGCACCAACATCTCCTGCACCCATCATTTCTCTAAAGAGATGTAAAAACTTTTTTACTGATTTACTGCTCATTGTGAAAAGAAATAAGTTCTCTTAAACAATTATCATCCATTTCCAAATCATGAATATAAGTGTGAGGAAACTCTGGTAACTTGCCTAGAAACACTACAAATGTTTTTAAACAACTTCTAAGATCCTGCTCATCTATTTTATAAAATAACATCGGTGTTGTTGCTTCACCAAAAATATTATACAAAACAATAAAATGATTTAGAAGAAGATGTACTTTCAATTCACCAGTTGACTTATATCTTTTAAGTAACCGCTTGATATATTTAAAATGATTTAGATCCTTATCAAAGTCTTCTCTCGTTACTGCCTGAGGATTTTCATAATTTTTAATGGCAAAAAGGAGGAAGTTCTCCGAATTCAATTCATGAAATAACATCCCTTATCAGTTCGCATTAACAATATTAGGATAACTAGGAGCATTACCAGTAGAAATACCGGACATAGCACAAAGAATCTCTTTCTTGACTCTCAGGTTACCAGCGTTATCAGTATAAGTGGTAACACCAACCCAGCCTACACCAGATTCATAAACGGTTCCTCCTGCGTCTGCAGATCCTGCTGCAGCAACTCCATAGTTGATGGAGGAGTATGCAGTGTTTCTTTCACTGTAGTGTCCGTCAACAGCAAATTTAGGAAGTTGAGAAGCAGTGTAAGAAGTGGCAGCAATGGCAGCACCGCTAAGTCCTGCAGTTGATGCGATTGTTAGTTGAGATGTACTAGCAATACTTACAACAACAGCATCACCGAAATATGTGCCGGGTTTCTCAAGTGATCCAAAACGAATCACATCACCTTCTTGAATTTTGCCACTTTCACCAAATCCAGAATTACTACCCGTCACAACTCTGGTAGAGTAATTCAGGGAGACAGTTCCATGTGCAGTAATATTATCGTTATTGCCCCAGAGTGCCATGTCTTACGTCCGATAGTTTAATTGCTATAAGATATTTATAAATTCACTCTTCTCTCGTTTTGATTGATTTGGTGACAACTTCAAGAAGTTTATCATCCATATCAGTCTTGGTTAACTTAACCGCTTTAGCAAGGATAACAAGACAGATCTCAACCAACTTCTCACCGAGTTCTTCATTTTCCGGAATCTTTGCGACTGCATCTGAAATAATTTTTGATGCTAATGGGAGTAAAAATGCAAACATGATGAACCTCAATACTACATTCTATATATCAATTATCGGGTGTGAAAGATCCTTTATTGAATGTTCCCATCTTGCCTTTGTGGTATCCACGCATTCCTGTTGATTTAGATCTTACTTTCTCTACATCCTGTACAAATTTTCCAAACTTTTTACGCTTATCATCTTTGGTAAATTTCTTTTTCTCAGCATCATATCTTTTGATTTTTTCTGCTCTTCCAGAATCAGAACCACTATAGATTTCGTTTACTTTTTTCTTTTTTCCTTGGCAATGTGCTTTTTGAGAGAATCCTTTAGGATTATTACAATCGATTGATTTCTTATACTTATCACTCCATCCTTCATTCATTTTTTTAGTTTTCTTTTTCATCGCATTGATATACTTTCTGTAGACTGCTGCCTCAGAAGTCTTACCCATTTCTCTTGCCCTTTGTTCCATAGCAACTGCTGCTTGAATTTTGTGAGCATGAGATCTTGATGACTTACGGATCTTAGTGACGGATGCTTTTGCAGTTGCAACATCCTTGAACCCTAAACCATGAATGGTTCCTTTAGGATTCTCATCAGTATAAAGATCAGAATGTTTCTTAGAATTTGCAGGTTGCCCCTTCTTTCTAGGAATACGAGGATTAGATTCCTCTTTAGCAACTACCTTCTCAGGAAGTTTCTTGTGCTTTGTTGATGCAAAATCTTTTACATGTTTTTTCTTCATCTCAGCAGCTGCCTTTGCAGTCTCAGGAGTAGTAGGTGCCATCTCACCTTTTTGGATGGCACGAACTATTCCAAAGAAACGCTGCTGCTTTTTAGATACTGCTGGCATCAGTCACTACTTCCCATTCTGGGTTTACCGACTGCATCAGTCATCTTCTGAGCATCTGTTCTAGTGTCCTTTTTAGGGGCAACTTTTGCAACATTACCCATTGCTTTTTTGTTTGCTGCTTTCTTCTGCTCAGGAGTCATTCTATTATACTTCTGAGAGATCTTCATCTGATCGTCAACAGATAATTCCTCACTCATGCGCTTTGCAACAGCGAGTGCTCCCTTCTTGATTCTGTCTTTTAAACTTTTCTTTGCAACTTTAGGAGCATCAGTTACTCTCTTCTTAGCAGTGGAGAGAGCAGATTTTACTTTGTCTTTTGCAGCAGAACCAGCAAATGCAACATCTGTTGCTGTATTCGCTGCTTTCTTTTTCATATTGCTAGCGACTTCACCTGCTTTTCTCTTCATGAATCTAAGGCGTCCCTTCGCCTTATTCATCATTTCTGCTCTTCTCTTCTTAGCAGCAGCTTCTTTAGATGCCTTCACTGCAGAATCATAATATCTATCACTTACTTCATTGAGTTCTTCAATTAGAGCAAACTCAATTGCTTCTTCTACATCATCCTCAGAATAACCCTCTTCAATCAGTTCAATGTAAATGCTTTCAATGACTTCATCAATCTCAGACTCTTCAATCAGAGTTCCACCAATCTCTTCGATTGCTTCACCAAGTTTAGGGTTAATCTTAACCTTATTGTTTACCTTCTTCTCTTTGATGGGTTTATCTGCTTCAGTCTCATCCATCACTTCAATAAGTCCCTGCTCTTGAAGATCTGCTCTCCAATCAGAAAATTCTTCTTTTGCAGCGATTGCCTTACCAATCTTCTCACGGCGGTTTTTCAGATACTTATCAGTCTTATCTTTTTTGCCATCATTATTGATATCACCATCTTCTTTTCCTACTGGATCAAGTCCTTCTTTATAATTATCTCTTGCTTTCTCATCACCCATCTTAGCAAAACGCTCTTTCTCTTTCTGACGGGAGATAGCAGATACAATCTTATTAGACTTATTCAATGCATCTGCTTTCTTCTTACCTTTAGAAGCAAGTCCTGTGCGAGCAAGATTACCAGCACGACGATACATTTTATTTTCTTTGGATCGATCAATCTCCTTGTAACCTTCCTCTGTTGTTTCTTGGGAAGCTACTTTATCCAGATATACCTTTGAAATGTCATTCAAAGGATTCTTACCGATTCCATCAGACATGGCAATACTACTTACTTCTTTACCTTGTACTTATTTATGAAATTCTTGATACTAGTAGTGCCTGTTGCTGCCATAGCATTCTTAAGATATCCACCAGTTCCATCTAAAGTATTAGGTTTACCAGGAGTTCTCATCCGACGCTCCATGGTTTTCTCATCATACTCCATGACATCACGAATCCATGACTTGAACATATAATCTTCTTTTGTC